CCGGCCCGCTCAAGCCCAACTCGGCCAGGGCCAGGTCAAAGTTGCGCGGCAACGTCTCCATCTCTAGGCCGCGCAGAACAAGACCACGCACACATTCGCCATGTGGCTGGCGTGATCCGTGATTGTGAGACTCACTACGTCCCCGTCCTCGACGGCCGGGTACTCATTGCCCGGGTTGCTCAACAGCGCCCCATCGAACTGCTTCTTCTCATACTCCGCCGGCGCACCACTGACGCCAAACGCCTTCGCGGCCAGGAACCCGTCAGCGTCTGCCGCAGTCCCCACCGCAATCGTGCCGGCGTATGCGGTCGTATTCACCGCGCTCACCCCCAAAATCTGCAGCGGGCGCTGCGCCTTGAACGTAAACGTATGATTCGCCGCCAGCGTCCCCGGAATCGTAAACGTCATCGCAATTTGATCCACAAAACACCTCCTGAAAGTCTCAAACAGATTTTTACCGCTGAGAACGCTGAGGACGCTGAGAAAATATAAAAAATCTCTGCGCTCTTTGCGTCCTTTGCGGTAAATCCCTCTTAAACGTTGTGCTTGTACAGTCCCCGGTAATCCATTGGGCCGGTGGCAAAGAAGAACCGCACCTTCACCGGCAGCACATCGTTGGTGAACATCAGCCCGGCCGTAGGGCTGGCGACGGAGAAGATCTCCGGCGTGCGCCCGTAACGATACCCGATCCCGATGCTGGGATACAGCGCCGGATCGGCCTGCGCCATCCAGTTGGCCGTGTTGGTCCAGAACGGGCACACCACCAGCCGGTTGCGCGCATTGCGCAGCCGCGTCTCCCGCGTCTCGCCCTCGGCATCCACGTTCACATCGTTGAAGTCCGTCCCCGGCTTGCCTTCCGAGGCCAATGTTTCCAGCCCCAGGTCTTCCAGGTCAATCGGGACCCACAACAGCCGTGGCCGCAACACCGCCCCCAAACGCTCCCCGGAATTGGTCTCACCCAACTTCATCATCGCGATCTTGGTGGCGCGCCAACTCGCCAGGCTCAGGGCGCTATTCCCCAGGTTGCCGTTGGAGGCGTGGAAGAGCGCGCGTTGATTGCTCGCATCGTAGTAGATGTTCGGCCCCACGTTGCTATTGGCGGTGGCAATCCCGGCGATGGCCTTGCCCAGCGTCAGCCAGCCCGCCTGCGCCAAAGCCCCCGGAGCGGCGACGACCTGCTGCGTGTCGTCCTTGTCAATCGCCTCCAGGGTAATTCCCAGGTAGCCGCCTTTCTTCACGAAGTCCGCGCGCTGCGCCAGGTCGCCCCAGGTCAGCTCGGCGTAAGCCTGCCCGGCCGGCACAGTCGGGAGCTCCCCGACCCCGCCCAACGTGATCCAGCGAATCTGTTGCAGACTGCCAAAGTCTTGCTCGGTCACCGCCGATTCCCACCAGCGCGGATACAGATTGAAGCGGTTCACCACCACCTTGTTGAGCACATTCGCCACCAGGTTGGGCATCGTGGCCGCCGAGACGGCTGCCAGCGATACCCGATCGGCGTGGAACATTCCCGTCATCTCGTAGTCGCCGGAGAGCAAGACGTAGGCTTCGCGGATGCCGGTCAGCGGGTGCACGTCGGCCGGAGGCCTCGTGCCGGAGAGCAACGCAGTCAAAGCCACCTCGACCTGATCCAGCGAGCTGCGCATCCCGTGGATGCCGGCAGCCGGTGGATTGTCAATCACCGCGCTGGCGACGGCGTCGGTCTGCGCCTGGCGCAATTGCTGCACCTCAGCTGTCAGCGCGCCGATCTGCGCGCTCAGTTGCGCCAGAACGGCGTCGTTCTCAGACGGAACACTCTTTGCCGGAGCGCTTTCCGTTTGAGGCAAAACCGGCGCGGCGACCTCGGCCGCCGGCGCTTGAATTCCTTCCAACTTCGACATACGTCCTCCTACCAATGAATTGAGCACCCGTTCCACCTTACCCCCGGCAGCCGGGAACAGAACGGTATCCCCCGACCAAACCTTCAGAATGTCGGCGCACACGCGCGGATCGTCCGGATTGTTGCGCTCCGCCCACTGCACCGACAAATCCGCGCTGATCCCCACCGGCGCGACCGCCAGTCCCGCCTCGCGATCGGCCAGCCAGGCATCAAAGATACTCTCCAGCACCCGCCCGGCCGGCGTGTTGGCAATGCGCAATGTCGTCTTCACCGCGTCATCGGACAACACCGCGTCCTGATGCGTGGCCGCCCACTTCTCCACGTCCGGGCCGATCCACATATCGGCGTGGTTGAGCAAACACGGCACGCCCTCGAACAACGCCAGGCGCCGCCCCAACACCTCCACGGGCATCACCCACCCGTTCTTGTTCTGGCCGGCCTCAATAAACGTCACCTCGTAGCGTTTCCCCGGTAAAGGCACTACGCTGCCGGTCAAACTCACTCGTTCCTCGTTCGTTTCAGGCATAAGCCCCTCCTGCGGATGATCCTGAATGTACTTTTCTGCGGCTTCCCGCAACGGCAAAAGAAACACCGGCAGCGGCAACCCCTGCCGCAGCAGAAAAACCACGTGATACAACCAATGCTTTTGCGCGTCCTCCGAAAGCTCGCTCACGTCCCCCGGATGATTTACCGGCTCAGAGGTCGGCACGACCAGACAAAAACACCCCGGATGCACCGGAGGCAGCGGCGCCGCATCCACCTCCCACACCGTCCCGATCAGCTCCGCGCACGCCGCGCAAATCGTGTCCGGGTTCGGGTTCGCATTCGCCCAACGATAATTCATTCCCGCTCATCCTCATCTTCCGCTCTTCCCGCTTCTTTCGCTTCCTTCGCTTCTTTCGCTTCCGCCGCTTTCCGCTCCACCTTCGCCGCAGCGAGAATCTTCAAAATGTCCTCCCGACTATACGCCTCCCCCGCGAACTTCAACAGCAGCGTCAGCGCCGTCTCGTCATCTATCCAGCCCTGCGTCGCGATCGTCGCCAGCGCCGTCGCGATGTCCCGCGCCGCTACCGCCAGATTTGCATTGTCTTCGCGCGCCACCTCGGCCACACTCGCCTGCAGGAGAAGGTCGGCCGTTGCCGGCAACTCCTTCACCAGGCAATACCGGCGATAGGCCAGCGTCACCAGGTCGCTCAACATCCAGATCAACTCCTGCTGCCGGTCGGTGTAGAAGCGCGCGGTGGGCTCGCCCATCTCCCTGGCCGTCGCGTAATTCGTCCCCTGACCCTCGCCCAAATAGTGCATCCCGATGTTCGCGCCGGTAGCCACCGCCAGGCGCAGCGCCTTGCCGTCATCCTCGGCCTGGCCGGCCTCGATCTTGAGCGAAGGGTACGTCACCTTTTCTCCCGGCCCGTGGACGTAAATCCCCGCCTCGACCGGATTGGAGTGCCGCAATTGTTGCCGTTTCGTCTCTACCTGGGTGTCATCGGCAATCTCCACGTCCATCATCGCCTGGCGTGTGCGCTGCCGGTTCAGCCGCACCCGATCGGTGAGCCATTCCTGGTAACGCCTGGCCCAGGGCAGCACCGGCGTCAGATCGGATTCACCGCGGGTCGCGTCGAGGGGCCGGTTGATCGCCCAATGCAGCATCACCGGATTCAGATGGCGGTTGGCCAGCAAACGCATACTGGCCGGATTCGCCACGCTGTACCAGCGCTTGGCCGCCCCCAGGGGCGTCGTCTCGATGTACACCCGTTCATCTTCCCAATCGTTGGCCAACGTCTCGATCTCGCGGATCTGCCGCGCCGTGCGAAAGCGCACGTAGCTCATGCCGTCGAGGTGGTTGGTGAACAGAATCGGGAACAGCTCCCCGTCGCGCGTCAGTTGGTCGCAGATCGGGCCCAAGCGCCGTTCCATCTGGTTTTTCGGGTGCGTCCAGAAGGCCGCGACGAAATCCGCCACGCCGGCGTCGCGACTGCCAAACGCGATGCCTTTGCCCACTACGTAAGAGCGGGTCAGGTTCACGATGCGCCGCACCAGGAAATTCTTGCGCCAGGCCTCCAGCGCGTCTTCGAGGTCGGCGTAAAACTCGGAATAGGGCCGGTCGCCGGGAGCCGCGTTCAAATTGCTCCAACCGGGATCATCGTCTACCCGCGCCGAGATGCTCGCGAGTTTGGCGTTGGCCTCGCCGAGCCGGCGCACCAGATTGGGGAAGAAAATTTTCGCCAGGGTCTCACCAAGCGGCATGGTCAATCGCCTCCATCGGATCGGGCGTTGCCACGCTGAAGCTCTCGGTGTTGCTCCAGGTGGGCAGGTGTTTCTCCAACACCGTCAACAGCGACAAGGCCACCAGCAGATCATCGTGGCCGCGCGCCACCAGGCCATCGTAAGCCGGACTCTCCCACACGCCCCATTTGAGTAACTTCCCCGGACCGGGCCGAATCTCTTTGTCAGCCATCTCCGCCTCATACCAGAACTGCCGCGTGTCGGCGGCCTGATCGTTGACGTATTCCCGCAGCCGCCCGGTGCCGATGATGCCGAGCAAGCCCCAGCCGAGGTCGCTTTTGACCGCCGCGCTGAACTCGACGGGGATCACGGCTTGCCCGGCCTGGTACGTGATCGTCTCCGACCGGTCAATGCTGCGCCGCAAAAACGACGCCAGGCCCGCGCCCACGCCGGTCGCGTCTACGACAAAGTGGCTGGGACGCCAGCGCTGGTAAAGCGCCAGCAGCCGGTCGTGCAACGCCGCGTGCGGCGTCCCGATCCACAGATACCGGGTGGCGGTGCGGTAAATGGGGAGCGCGCCGGCGCGCAGCTCGTATTCGACGATGGTCAACGCTGTCGCATCGCGTTTGGGGTTTTCGAGCAAAGCCCGCTCGATGGCCGTCCCCTCCTGCTCGTCTTCGCCGGCCACATCCAGGAGGAAAGCGTAGCGCTTGCCCGGCTCCGGCTCCATCCGACGGGCGTGATCGCCGCGCAACAGAGCCAGCAGATCGGCATTCAGGAGTTTTCCTTCGGCGTCAATCGTTTCGAGGAAATACTGCGTCCGGATCAGGGGATGATCCCGACCTAACCGCGCCACTTCGGAGGCGACGTACAGCCCGTAGTTGGGGACTTCCCGCGCCACTTTGTCCGCATCCGCCAGAAACACTCGCTTGATCCCGTCCTTGGCCGTCCTGGCCTGTAGCTGGGTGATGGTTTGCGCCAGGAGCGTGTTGCTCGTCCAGGCCGTGCCCCACAGCACCGTGGTCACGTTGGTCGAGGCTCCCATCGGCTTGAAGTCCTTGCTCCACTTGAACGGATCAATGTCCTGCGCCTCATCGCCCTCTAGCAGCAAGCTGGCTGTCGCCCCCACCACATTCGCGTTGGGCTCGGCCGAGAAGAACAGCGCCCGCGCGCTATGCAATTCGACCATATACCCTTCGCGCCGGCGCCACTGATTGGCATTCCAGGGATTGTTCAGCCGGTCGGTGAGCCGCAAGATGGAATTGATCGTTTGAGGTTTGAAGGTGGGGGAGGCTTTCACGATCTGCCCGCCGCGCCGCTGGTAGAGGTTCACCAGGTACGCTTCGAGCTGCCCGCTCAGCTCGTTCTTCCCCGACTGCCGCGACATCATCACCGCGAACGTCTCGCCGCGCCCGTGCAACACGCTGTCCAATATGGCTTGCGCCGGTTCGAGCTGGTATTGCCGCAGCGGCCGCCCCAAGACCAGGCGCGAAAAATGACTGATGTCGGAAAGCCAATACCGCAGCGCCGCCGCCAGTTGGTTCATGCCACATTGCGTCGCAGCTCCTCGACGAGGCTGCCCAACTGCCCGTAACAAGCGTCGCCCGGGTC